GTTCGGGCCGACCATCCGCTCGCGTGACTTCACCTCGACCGCGTGGCCCTTCTTCTTCAGTCCGGCAAAGAAGCCGCGCACCGTGTGCTGTGCCCAGCCCGTGGCCTCGGCTATCTGCGCGACCGTCGCGCCCTCGGGCCGGCGCAGCATGGCGAGCACCTGCTCCTGCTTCGTGCCCTCGCGCGGCTTGCGCGGCGCGCCAGGCTCGCGCGCGACGCGGGCGGGCTTCCCGGCGAGCAGGATGCGAAGGGCCGCGATCGGCGCGTCCAGGGCGCCGATCAGGTCGCCGTCATGCGTCCCGAAGCGAGCAGCCTGGTCGTCCCAGGCGGCGAGGATGGCCGCGGCGGTATCGCGCAGGCTGGCGCGCGGCATCGCGGCGCGTGCGGCGAGGGCCTGGTCGAGCAGGGCGATCTCCTCCGTCAGGGGCGCGGCCTGGGCGGGCTCGGCGGCGAGCGCGGGGCTTTCCCCCGGCGCGGCATCCGGCGCCACCGTGGGCGCCGTGTGGGGCACGCTGCCCTCGATGCCCGAGCAGTCAGGCTCGCCGGCCAGCGCGTCGCCCTCGTTCGGGTCGATGCCGATGGCGCGCAGCCCCTCATCGGTGATGCGGGCCACGATCCAAGTGCCGTCGTCGTCCTGACGCCAGCCCAGCCCGACGAAGTCCCGCGGGGCGTTGATCTCGGTGAGCAGGTTGTTCTTGATCAGGCTGCGGAACACCGCGTTGCGGGCTGCGGCCGGCAAGGTCTTCGGCGCGCGGGCGAGTCCCATCTCGTGCTGCGCGGCGGCGCTGAGGATCACGCGCTGGCTGTCGGAAAGCTTCGTCATCGTGGTGGTCTCCGGTTCCGGGTGCCGGTCATCGGCCCCTACTGCCGGGAGCCCCGCCGGGCAGAACCCGGTCAGGGCGGTGCGGAAGTGACCCGCGTCAGACTTCGTATTCGCCGCGGCGGAAATGCTGGTCCGCGATGTCCTTCAGCTTCGCGGTGGCATCCGAAAGCCAGGCTGCTTCGCCCCAGAGCACCGTCTCGGGGTCCGCGCCGAAATGGTCTTCGCTGGCCTGGGTGAGTTCCGCGAGGAGGGCGTCGAATTCGGCCTTCTTCGCGAGGAAGGCGGCCAGGCTGTTTTCCTGGTTGCGGACGGCGAGGGCGGTGCGGTCGGTCATGCTGGTCTCCGTAGTGGTGCAGGGCGTGATGCTCTGCGTGTGACGGACCATTCGCGCTGTGCCGCGCACGAGCCAAGCACATCTCGCGCTCATCGAATTGCGAAGATCGGAGGCGTTCGATCACATCATGATCGCAGCCGCTTCCGATGCGCTGGTGCCCTCGCAGCGCGAGGTTGCGCGCCGGCTCGGCATCTCGCACACCGCGCTGCAAAAGGCCGCGCAGTCCGGCCGCATCGCGCAGGAGCCCGGCGGCGGATGGGACGTCGAGAAGGTGCGCGCGCGGCTGGCCGCGAGCAGCGATCCGGCGCGAAAGACGGCGGCCATGGCGGCGCCGGTAGCGGTACAGCCTTCGCCCTCGCCACCGCCACCGCCGGCGCGGCCGGCATTTGTCGCCCCGCCCCTGCCGGAGCCACTGCCCACGCCCTCCGCCGGCGGCAGCAGCTTCCACAATGCGCGCACCGCCAACGAGATGCTCAAGGCGCAGGAGCGCAAGCTCCGGCTCGATGAGCGCCGCGGCCAACTGGTCGAGAAGGCCCGCGCGCTCATGCTGGTGCACCGCCTGGCCAAGGAGGAGCGCGATGCCATCCTCGCCTGGCCAGCCCGTATCGCCGCCGAGCTGGCGGCCGAACTCGGCGTCGACGCCCATCGGCTTCAGACGCTGATGGACGCCCGTCTTCGGCAGCACCTGGCCGAACGCAACGACATCCGTGTGGCGGTCGCATGATGACCGGCGAGCAGATCATCGGCGAGCTCGGCAACTTCGACGGTGCCGCCGAGATCCTGCAGGCCTGGCGCGATGGCATGGCGCCGGAGCCGGCCCTGCTGGTCTCGGACTGGGCCGACAAGCACCGCATGCTCGGCTCCCGCGGGAGCGCCGAGCCGGGACCATGGCGCACCAACCGCACGCCCTATCTGCGCGACGTGATGGACGCGCTCTCGCCGGCACACCCGGCCCGGCGCGTGGTCTTCATGAAAGGGGCGCAGGTCGGAGGTACGGAGTGCGGAAACAACTGGATTGGCTACGTCATCCATCACGCGCCGGGTCCGATGCTGGCGGTGCAACCTACCACCGAACTCGCCAAGCGCTTCTCCGACCAGCGCATTGACCCACTGGTGGAGGAGACGCCCGCCATCCGGCAGCGCGTCGCTCCGGCCCGATCGCGCGACAGCGGCAATCGTCAGCTCAGCAAGGAGTTCCCAGGCGGCCAGCTGGTGATGACCGGCGCCAACAGCGCGGTCGGGCTGCGCTCCATGTCGGCGCGCTTCCTGTTCCTCGACGAGGTCGATGCCTATCCCGGCGACGTCGAGGGCGAGGGTGACCCGGTCGCTCTGGCGGAGGCCCGGGCGCGGACCTTCGGCTGGCGGCGCAAGACGCTGCTGGTCTCGACGCCCACCATCTCCGGCCTGTCGCGCATCGAGCGGGAGTATCTGGCCAGCGACCAGCGGCGGTTCTTTCTGCCCTGTCCGCATTGCGCGGCGATGCAATGGCTGCGCTTCGAGCGGCTGGTTTGGGACAAGGGTGAGCCGGACAGCGCCCGCTATCTCTGCGAGGCCTGCGACGGTGCGATCGGCGAGCAGCATAAGACGGCGATGCTGGCCGGCGGCGAATGGCGTCCCACCGCCATCCCGCAGGATCCGCACGCCATCGGCTTCCACATCTCGGCGCTCTACTCGCCGGTCGGCTGGTTCTCCTGGTCGCAGGCGGTGCGGGATTGGGAGGCGGCGCAGGGCGACGATCGCGCCATCAAGACGTTTCGGAATACCGTGCTGGGCGAGACTTGGCAGGAGAGCGGCGAGGCCCCGGACTGGCAGCGGCTCTATGACCGCCGCGAGGAATGGGCGCCCGGCACCGTTGCCGCCGAAGGGCTGCTGCTGACCGCCGGCGTCGACGTCCAGCGCGACCGCCTCGAGGCGAGCATCTGGGCCTGGGCGCAGGATCGGCAGTCCTGGCTGATCGAGCACCGCATCCTGGTGGGTAATCCCTTCGAGGCAGCGGTGTGGGATGAGCTTCGCGGGCTGCTGGGCGAAACCTGGCGTCACGCCTCCGGCCACCGGCTTGGCCTCGCCATGACGGCGATCGACAGCGGCGACGGCATGACCACCGCCGAGGTCTATGCCTTCGTGCGTCGCGCCGGTGCCGGGCGCGCCATTGCCGTGAAGGGCCACGACGGGCTGCGCGCGGCGATCGGCCAGCCCTCGGCCACGGAGGTGCGGCGGAACGGCCGCAAGCTGGGCGGGCTGAAGGTCTGGCCGGTGGGGTCGTCCTTTCTGAAGGGCGAAACCTATGGCTGGTTGAAGCTGGAGCGGCCGACCGCGGAAAGCGGCGATCCGTTCCCGCCCGGCTTTGTCCACCTGCCGCTGCATGCGGCCGGCGAGGAATTCTGCCGCCAGCTGACCGCCGAGCAATTTGTCGCGCGCGCCGGCCGCAATGGCTTTCGCCGGCTCGAATGGGTCAAGACCAGGGAACGGAACGAGGCGCTGGACTGCCGGGTCTATGCGCGTGCTGCCGCGGCGGCCCTCGGCATGGATGGTTGGGGGGACGGCCGCTGGGCACGGATGGCCGATGCGCTGTCGCTGCCAGCAGGCGAAATTCCCACCAGCGGGAATGTCGCTCCTCCATCGCCGCCGCAGGTCGCGACTGACACCCAACGCCCACGCGGTTGGCTCGCGCCGCGCAACGGCTGGCTTCGCTGAGAGGAGGACGACCATGGATCCGACCGTCCTCGCCTGGGCGCTGGCGCAGCCTGCCGGCACCCGCGCCGCCGTCCTGGCCGCTGCCTTCACCGGCGGCACCACGCGCGTGACCTTCGACGGACGCACGGTGGAGTACCGCTCCCTGGATGAGCTCGCCCGGGCGCTGTCCGTCCTGCATGCGGCGGAGAATGCCGCCGCGCGCCGCCCCAACGTCACCTTCGCCAGCTTCTCGCGCGAGGGAACCAGGTGATGGGCCGGATCCGCGATGCCTGGCACGCCCTTCGTGGCTATGCCGCGGCGCAGGACAGCCGCGCCTCGAGCTGGGCGGCGTCCGGCGGTAGCGCGACCGCGGAGGTCGGCGCGGCGGCCCCCACCGTGGCACGCCGTGCCCGCGACGCCGTCCGCAACGACCCCTACGCCGCCCGCATCGTCGATCTCTGGACCGGCAACGCCGTCGGCGCCGGCATCACCACGCGCTGGCCTGACAAACCCCACGCCGAGGCCTGGCGTCGCTGGTCCGACAGCACCGCCTGCGACGCCGAGGGCCGGCTCGACCTCTATGGCCTCCAGGCCCTGGTCATGCGCGCGGTGGTCGAGAGCGGCGAATGCTTCGTCCGCCTGCTGCCCGCCGACATCACGCCGGCCAACCCGATCGGTCTCCGTCTGCAGGTGCTGGAGAGCGACCACCTGGACACGGCGCGCCAGGGCGTCATCGAAGGCATCCCCACGCTGCAGGGCATCGGCCTGGGCGAGGCGGGGGAGCCAGTCGGCTACTGGCTGCATCGCGTCCATCCCGGCGCGTCCTGGGTTCTGCCGGGCGGTGCCACCTGGTTGAGCAGCCAGCGCGTCCCTGCGCGCGACGTGCTGCACATTTATCGCAAGCGCCGGCCTGGCCAGTTGCGCGACGTCTCGTGGCTGGCGCCCGTTCTGACCCGGCTGCGCGACCTCGGCGATTACGAGGCCGCGCTGCTGATGAAGGCCAAGATCGAGGCCTGCCTGGCGGCGGTCGTCTCCGAGGATGGCGACGAGGCCATGACCGGCCCGGCGTCCGGACTGCTGCGCGATGCCCAGGGCCGCACGGTGGAGAGCTTCGAGCCGGGGATGATTCTCTATCGCCGCGGCATGGGATCGGTGGAGGTGGTGAATCCCTCCGGTGGTGGATCGCACGCGGCCTTCGCACGGCGCGCACTTGAAGCCTCGGCCGTGGGCGCCGGCCTGACCTACGACCAGGTCGCTGGCGACCTGAGCCAGGCGAACTACTCCAGCCTCCGCGCCGGCAAGATCGAGTTCCGTCGCCTCTGCGAGCAGGTCCAGTACGGGATGCTGATCCCCATGCTAGTGCGGCCCGTCGCGGATCGCTTCCATGCGCAGGGGGCACTGCTCGGGCTCTGGGGTGCCGAGGTTCCGGAAGGCCTGTCTCACGTCCCGCCGGCACAC